CCGACACGTCCTCCCACGACGGCAGCTTGATGATCTCCTGCAGGTAAGCAATCGTGTCCGGGTCGGGAGGCGGGGGCGGCTGCATCATGCCCATTGGCGGGGCACCGGGAGGCCCAGGATTGCCTGGCGGTACCGGAGGCATGCCAGGTGGCCGAGGCGGCATTTGCCCGCCCTGCGCCATCTGCGGCTGAGCGGCGGCCTGCTGCTGCATAGCCTGCATTTGCTGGGCCTGTTGCTGCTGCTGGGCAAAGGCCTGCAGTTGCATCTGCGCTTGTTGCTTCTCCGCGTTGAGGGGAAGGTCGATACCGACCATCTCCTGCAGCTGGTCGCGGGTGAAGTGCTCGGCGATAAGCTCCGTCTTGATGCGGACAAGCTCGCGGATGAAGCGGGCGACCCGGCGCTGGCGCTTCTGCAAGCGCATGGAGCCGAAGTTGGCCTTGATGTTCTGGGCGGTCGCGGTCTCGCTCGCCTCCGAGGCGCCGCGCATGATGTCGGAGATGCCGGTGATCTCGTAGATCTGGTTGACGAGGTCGGCGGCGCGTTTGTAGAGCCCCTCGATCGCGGTGACGATCGGGGCCAAGTCCTCGGTCTGGAATACCGCCTTGAGGCCGCCCTTCTCGGCGAGCGCGGCAAAGCCGCGGAACGGCACGAACTCGTTGTCCTTGGCGAAGGCCAGCTGTGAGAGCTGGTTGTCCGCGCCCTCAATCGAGGCGTCATAGACGCCGCGGCGCTTCAGAGCCTCGATCAGCGCGCAGAGGCGCGTTGCGATCTGGTCAAGCTCGTTGGCTTGATCCTGGTAGAGCGTGAACTCGGGGATCGGGACGAGAGAGGAGGTCGTCTTCACCCCATAGAGCGGCTCGGCGCAGGGGTAGAAATGCTCAAGACGGTATGGGTCGTCCTCCTTCTTGAGGATCCATTGGTAGTCCTCGGCGACCCAGACGCGCTGGCGCTTCGACTTGTCCCAGATCTCCCAGACCTTGGACCGCTTGAAGGTGTCGTCCTGGTCGCGCTTCCTGTCGGCCGTGGTGTCGGCGATCTGCGCGTTGAGCGGGATCTTCGCGGCGTCGCGGGGGAAATACTTTTTGAGGTCGTCGCGGCTATAGTAGTGGCAGCGCCCGGCCCACCACACGTCCGACCACTTGCGGCCCGCGCTGGTGCGGAAATCCTCCCAGTAGACGTGCTCGTCGCGCACCGTCTGCTGGTGGATCTCATCCTCGTCGGTGTCGGGGTTCTTGCCGATCAGGGCGTCGTAGACGATCCAAATGACGCCGCGGCCCGAAAGCACCGTGTCTTCAATGGCGCACTCAAGCTGGCTTTCGGTGTCGAAGGCGTCGTTTGAGTACTGGGCCGAACGCTCCATGACGAGCGCGGCCTGCTTCGTCACCTTCTCGTCCTTGCCCTTCTTCGGGAAGCGTCGGCGTACATCGGGATTGCCCAGGCCCTGGAACAGGGCGGCCTTCAATAGCTCGGTGTTGCTCCAGAGGATGTTGGCGCGCTTTTCGTAGACGGCGGACGCGTCGTAGCTGCCGGACGTTAGGGTGTCGTTGGAGCGCTCGTCGCGGTAGCGCTGAATGACCTTGCGGGCGCGCTTTACCCAGTCGTCGTCGCGCTTTTCCGCGGCCGACAGCTCGCCGAGCCAGAACTTGCTCATCTCCGGCTGGTCGTCGGCATCGGCGCGCGATTCAACCGGCGCCGGGACGATTGGGAGTGTGCCGTCTATGTCAGCCATTACGTTTCGTTTCGGTCGCGCAGCGGAGGCGGCGGCGGTTGAGGCGGCTTCGGTCTGTTATTCTCAATGAGCTTTTGGCGCGCGATTAAGTAATCGGCGATGGGGTTCCGCCACCCTAAATCCGGGCGTGTCCACGGGGTATTCATAAGTCGCTGCGGGTATCTGCCGACTGCCACCAAAAACTGCTGCAGTTCCGATGGGTGCAATGGCTCGCCTGGGTCGTTTCCTGCAGACGCAGGGTTGCCGTTTTTCAGAACATCAGCGAGCGTATCGGGGAGTGTGCCGTCGATGTCAGCCACTGGCGGTCTTTCGCAGGAGGCGTGAGGCTACGGCCGCGGTGACGGGCATTGCCCGGACCTGGCGACCCTGACGCTGGAACTCTGCCGCTGTGTGCGGGATGTCGTGCGCTTCTACCGCGCTCTCGCGCGTCACCGCGCCGTTGGGGCTGACCTGCTGGACGACGTGCGTCGCCCCGATGGGCTTGCCATGGCCGGCGCCGGTCAACGCTCCGAGGATCTGCTGCAGGTCGGTGCCGCTGTTGCGCGCGGCCAATGCACCGGCCGCCGTTGCGGGGTTGTCCGTGATGAGCAGGCCGCCCTTGCCATCGAAGTTCGGCACGTGCCCGACGCTGTCCCCGTGCACCGCGCGCAGCAGCATCTGGTCTTGGGGCGAGAGGCCGCGCAGGTTGTCTGCGGACAGCCAAATGCCCTTACGATGCCCGGCGCCTAAGTCCTGAGCTTGCGCGATCAGGTCGTGCAGGGGTTCCGCAGATGGGGCGTCTGGGGCGAAGGCGCCGTTCCGCAGAACCCCTGCAAGAGTGTCCACCTCACGCACCTACATGTGGGCATTTGTCGGCGATGGTCAGTGTCCCGGCGCCGTTGTCCGCCGTGACGCGGGTGCGCCAGGTGCGGCCCTGATGGGTACCGGCCTGGGTGTTCGTGATGCTCACGTTCCGCCGCAGAATGGGCTTGCCCGAAAACGCCGAGTCGACGACCCAACCCGTTACGGAAAAGCTGCCATCCATGATGGAGCCTGAACCAAGAAGCGCGCTTCCCTTGTAGATCTTGCAGGTTGAGGCCATCACTGTGCTCCTGGTTGGTTTATTTCGGTCCCGGCAAAAGTGGACTGGGCGGATACTCCACATTTTGTGACCAATCTGGCATTGCGCCGGGGGTCAGCTCAGGCGGGAAGCCCATAGCGCCAAGCGCCTGGCCGACGCGCAACTTCCAAGGAAGTGCCTGGCCTCTGCGGTCCTCGAAGTTCGCGCTCTCTGGTCGTCCGGGACGATTGCCTTCATAGGTGCCAAGAGCGTCAATGTCCTTTGGGTCCGCCTCTTGGTCGTAAAAGTGCCAAAGGGCATCGCGTCCGCTTCCAGCAAAATTCCAGTTCTGCCGGAGGACGCTCGCCAAAGTAGGGTTGACAGACGCAGGCCGTCGCCAGATTGGCAGCAGCGGAGCGTTTTGGGTTTGCAAGTCGTCGTCATTGTCGGCAAGAGGCATCACTGCGCTCCTGCTGGTAGGCCGTGCTTGGCAACGGCGGCTTGGAAGGCGTCGTCTATTGAGGGCCTCTGCGGCGGCGCTTGCTCAGCGTCCGCGTCGGGGATAACGCCCGCGTCCTGCAGCGCATCGATTGCCTTGGCGAGGATCGGCAGCGCTTCCTTGGGGATGCCGAGCTTCTGAATGATGGCAATGGCCTCTTGCGGGTCCATGCCCGGTTGGTCGTTGTCGTCGCGGGGAGGGCCTTCTGGGCGTCCCTCCCCGTCGCCGGTCTGATCGGGAGGCGGTCCGTCCTGGATTTCCAGCATGTGGCTATATCCTCTGCCGCTTTCCCGCGCCCGTTGCGCGATCGTGGTGCTTGAGCATTTCGTTGAGGGTCGGGGTGCGCGTCGTCACGAGGAACTTCGGCTTTTCCTTCGGCTGAACCATCGCTCGCCAGGCGACGCACATGTAGCGCGCGGCGTCTGCGAAGTGGCTCGTCCAATCGTGTTTGGGTGTGTTCTTGTAGACCTTGGCCTTTTCGTCGTACTCGGTTCGGTATTGGCGGAGGGCCTCGAGGCCTAGGGCGCACTTCTCCGCGTCAAAGCGCATCCTAGGGATTGAAACGCGCACCGCGTTGATGCCGTCCATGAGCTTTTGCTCGGGCACCAGCCGTGGCTTGCGTCCCAGCTGGATCAGCGTCTCGATGCGCGTGCGGCCGGTGCTCATATCCCGCACCTTGGCGTCATGGGGGACGTAGTCGTCGCCGTAGTCGTAGGGCCTGGACTTCAGCTCGGCAGCGTAGTGGGCGAGGTTCTGGCCGTGGTTCTCGTAGCAGTCGATGACGCGCAGGCCTTCGGGACCGATCTGCCAGAACCAGATCGCGGTTGAGTCGCCGATGCCCAGATCCCAGGCAGTGTTAACTGGTAGGGCCGGGTCGTATGGCACTTCGCAGATGCGCCCGTCGCGCTCGGCGTCGGCGAGTTCCTTGCCAAAGTAGGAGCCGATGATCGCGGCATCGAAGCTGCAGAGGTATTCCTGAGCATACTGCTCCGGCGTGAGCTGCTTTCGCGCGTCGGCCAGCTCCTCCTCGGATAGGATGCCCGTCTCATCGGCCTTCAGCTCCAGGTAGTACCACTCGGCAGGATTTCGCTTGGCTTCCTCTCGGATGGAGAAAAAGTCGTTCCTGCCTTTGGGGGTGCCGATAAAAGCCGCCCATCCCTTGCGATCAGATAGACGCGGTCTGATGACCTCGGGCCAGGCTGCTGGGTGCATGTCGGCGGGCTCGTCGAGCACGACCCCGTCAAGGTAAATGCCGCGCATACGGTCGTAGTTATCCGCTCCGTAGAGGCGGACGCGGCCGCCATTGGGGAAGTCGACCCGAAGCTCCGCTTCGTTAGACTCGGCGCCGGGGATGGGGGCAGTGAAGCGCTTGAGGTAACCCCAAGCCACGTCCTTAGCCTGCGCGTAATACGGCGCAACATAGGCAAACCTCGGATCCTCTAGCTTGCAGCGAAGCGCCGCGTCGACCAGGTCCATGATGCAAGATACGGTCTTGCCGGCCCGCACATGGGAAACGACGCACGCCCATCGCTGCTTGCGCCGGTGGAAGCCTATGAACTGAGAGCGCGGCGTGTAGCCTATGTGGATCGGCGCCAAGCCCTACTCCCTCGGAACTCCCGTGACGACATGGATGATATGCTTCAACGGGTTATCAGGGTCGCCGGCCACGCCGAGCGGCACGATCTTGCCGACCAGAGCGCAGAAGGTGCGAGGGTCGCTGGTCGCAAGCTTGATGAGGTAGTCCTTGCCGCCGACCTCGTCGAAGGCCGCGGCAATGGCCGCTTTGACCTCAAGCTTCATCTTGTTGAGGCTTCCCTTTTGCCGACCTCCGGACTTGGGAGCGCCTTTTGCCTTGGCCATTCTATTTCAATCTATCTCAATCTATTTCGGCTCCCATTGGGAACAGACAGCCAAGTCGGTGGTCTGCCAGATCGTTGCGGTCCCGGCCTGGGCCACCCCGAGGAGGAAGCAGTCGCCGACGCCGGCTCCCGGGCTGTGAGCGCGCCAATGGGCGCAGTTACCGCACTTCGGCTCATCGTTCGCAAGCTGCCGGCGAAGTTGCTCCTGACGGGGGTCCATTACCAGCTTTTGACCCCGTGCTTGTGGGCGGCAGCGTGCGTGGCCTGGCCCAGCTTGTCCTTGTGCAGGACCGAGTTGGCCATCGACACGATGTGATCGTACTGGCCCTGGCTGAGCTTGCCCTTGTGGAGCATCTCGGCGGCGCGGGCCTTGGCGTTGGCAGCGTGAGCATGATCTTCTACCGGGTAGCTGCGGTCTGGCCCGGCGAACTTGCTCGATGGGATCTTCTTGCGGGATTCTGCGGTTAGCTCAGCCATGTCAGTGATCTCCTGCGAAGTTGCCTTGGCCTTGAGACCAGCCCTTGTTGTAGGTGGTGTCGAGCCATTGGGAATGTGACGCCGTGAACCCGTCGTAGGCGCAGCCCGCGAGCACGAGCCCAATCAGTATCGCTGCAATGCGTGCAGTCATTCCGGGGGCTCCATTCCATGGGAGTGCATGGCCGAGTGGATGGCGGCCGATAAGGGCTCGCGTTTCTTTGCCTTCTTGGGCCTGATCATGCCGGTGCCCGCATCGGCCTGGTTGAACTCTGTTGCAACCTTGACGGGGACGCCGACCTTGGCGGCGAACTTTGGATCGTGAGCGGCTGCGGCCATCAGCCGAGCTTGGGCCGGCGACTTGCTGGGCATATCACATCCCGCTTCTGAGGAAGCCGCCAAGCGAAGGGACCAACGGCGTCGGCGGCTCAGGTGGGAGCGCGTCGGGAAGCGGCCCTTGGCGGCCGAGGCGGCGCGCGATCTCCGGAGCATAGAACCGCTGCATGCTGTCGTAGCGTCCGCCGGCCATCGGCGCCGACATCATCAGGCCGTAGATGTAGTCGGACATCTTCCGGTCGACTGGATAGGGCTGCAAATCCTTCAGGCCCTGCAAGAGGCTTCCCGTCGTTCCCGGGACAGTCTGGGGGTGCTCTGGCCCCGGCAGAACGTATGGCCGGTCCCCCGGGCGGTTCTCGCCGTGAGGGCCGGAGTAGTAGGGCACGTCTAGCAGCCGCGGCTTGGCGGGACCTTCGTCGTGAATGTCAGGCATGTCACATCATCCCTCCGCGAAGGAAGCCGCCGAGCGTCTGCTGCCCCGGCGTTTGGCCCGGATTAGGCGGCCGCGGCGTGGTCATGGGAGCCGATGGGCTGGCGTGGGAGAACTGGGTGCCTGCGGAGCCGGCCGTCGGGCCATTCGTGAACGTCGGCGCCGGGGCGGCCGTACCTGCGGGAGGCGTCACCATCGTCCCGGTCATAGGCATCAGGCCGCCGTATATCATCCCGGCAGGCCGCCCGCTGAAGCCGACCCCAAGAGGCTGCAGGCTCGGTCCTCCGGTCATGTTGCCATTCGGCATGGCGCCGGGCCACCTATTGGCGCCCCCGAAGTTGCCCCAGGCCGGGGCCTGTGGCGCTGCGCCGGTGTTCGGCTGGGATTGCGTCACCGAAGGGTTGAGGAAGGGAGAGGCGGCCATCGTGGTTCCTCACATAGCCGGGGGAAGGAAGATGCACATGACGTAGGAACCTTGCGCCGAGTTCCTGATGCATGCGTGCATGCGGCCGTCCTGGGACTGCCTGCGCGGCAGATCGCGTGGGACGATCGCCGTGCCAACCTTGGTCGTCACGATCATCAGCGGGCCGTCCGCCTTCTTGATGCCGTTGTCGGTGTAGGTGGCACCGGCCGTGTAGGCGACCTCATCGACCGGCGCGCAGTCCATGTCATGGCAGCACTCGTAGGGATACCACGAATGCGCCATCGCCTTGACGAGCGCGACCCACAGCACCAGGGCAGCGAGCGCGGCGATGACCAGGAAGGCGTAGAAGCATCGGCGGGTATCGTACCTAAACACGGGCGCGTCCATCAGGTTGACCGTAGAGCTTGCGGGCGAGCACCTGGATCTGGTCGGCCGCCTCGACCATGACGAGCGCAGCGTCCCGGTTGCGCTCCTCGGCATTGCCACGAGTTGCAGCGCGCACTATCGCGTTCGCCTGCGTCTGGATCATCGTGCGAAGCTCTGTTTCGCTCATCTTGAAACCGCCCCAATCGGCCCCTAGATAATGGTTTGTGAGTGGCGTTTGACGGTCCCCGCGTAAAGCACTCAGAAAACGGCCCTGGTAGCCTCTGGCACTGGGGCCGTCACTTTTTGGCTAGTAGGGTGGCGGGCGACCCCTAAATCGCCGTGTACGGGCTTCCCAGGCAGAATAAACCGCTATTTAATTGGGAGCCTTGGTTCGCCAGGCCGAAGCCTTAAGCCCGCGGGTTATGAGATCTCGGATTACGTCGCTGTTGGAGCGATAGCGGTTGACGAAGCGATACTCCTCGATCTGCTTCAGCAGCGAGGCCGTCATCGTAATGGTGACGCGCACGTCCAGCGGCTCGCCGGTCGTGTCATCGTCGATCAGGATGGGTCGGGGGGCCAGTTCGGCCATTGTTCGGGATCGTTTAGGGCGAGTGCCGCCCTTGCGCTCGTTTCGAGCTTTCCGGCACGATAGCTTCCGCTTATCAGGGCGAGCTGGCCGAGACTGACGCAACAGTCTCATACTTTCATACTCTAACACTGTATGCTGTTTCCCGCACCTATCCTGTTCGCTCGACATTTGCAAGCGGGATTTTGAACAAACGCGGCGCCCCGAGGAAGGATTTGATCGTATGTATCCGGTCGGCCACTATTTTGTCGACCAGGACGGACATTCCCTCCAGCGAGCCGTTGATAACCCGTACCTTGTCGCCGATCTTGATAACGTCCTCAATGGGGCGCTGGCGGCCTCTCAGCCGCTCCTGCAGGCTATTCAGCCATTCGATGTCCGGCAGTTTGAGAACGGTCGGGCCTTTATCGCCGAACTGCATATAGCCCTGGACGTTGGGGATTAGCTCGCGGATTTTCTCCCAGTTGGGCGGGACGCGAAAGCCCGTAAACACGTACCGGGGCAGAACCGCCCGGTAGATCTCACGGGTGTGGCCGCGCTTGTCGCGCCAGTCCTTCTCCGCCGGGATGACCACGGGAAAGCCGCGCGAGGACAGCTCGTGCCCGGTCGCGAGTTCCCGCTGCGGCGGGCAGTAGAGCGCATGCCATGTGAAGTCTGCGAGGTTCACGCGGTCCCCTTCCTGACAACTCGAACTTTCTTGCTCGATGCCTGCTTGAGGCGGGTGCACACGTCGAGGTGCTTGACGGACTTGATCAGGCGGCCGTGCTTGTCGAGGCGGTAGCCGCGGATCGCTATGCGCTGGCCGCTCATGCGGTTTCTCGGCCAGCGAGGACCGCGCACACCAGCGCCGTCGCTAGGCAGATGGGGATCATGACGGCCGTTTTGTCCGGCACGCCGTAGTAGACCCATACCTTCTCGACGGCCTGCCCCAGCCAGAAGCCGGCGAGGAAGATCCAGAACGGACTGATCTTGGTCTTGATCACGGCATCGGCTCCTCTGGCTCATGGCTGATGATCTTCGCCTCGAAATGCTCGCCCATGCGCCGGGCCACGTCGTGGGCCTCGGCCTTGTTGCGGGGGTCTGCCAGGCCTACGGCGACCCAGGTCTTGTCGGGGCCGTCGGGGACGATGTGGATCGTCTGCACCTTGTTGGCGATGGCGTTGCGCCGGGCCTCATGCGTCTGCAGGGCGCGGAGGTATTCGGGGTCGTTGCTGGGCTTTCGCAGCTCGTCGTAGCACTCGCGCAGGGCCGATATCTCCGCGAGGATCTGCGCAGACTTATCGCGGTCGGCCTCTAGGATCGCATCGGCTTGGGCCTCAAGTTCCTCGGAGGTGGGCTTGGGTTTTTTCTTACGTCGTGCCACTTGGCAGCTCCAGTTGTTCGGCCTTTTGCGCCTTTGGTCGCTCCACGAAGAAGTCCCCTTGCTTGTAGGCCTCCTCTACGCGGCGGCAGGCTGTTGCGAAGTGCGCTGGGTCAAGCTCTATGCCGATGAACTTGCGGCCCATGAGCGCTGCCGCGACGCCAGTGGTTCCGGAGCCCATGAAAGGGTCCATGATCACGTCCCCGGGCTTGCTGTGCAGCTCTAGGAAGTGCTGCACCATGGCGATTGGTTTCTCGTTTGGGTGCTCGCGCTCGCGTGGCGGCATCATCCCGAATATGTTTCGAGCGGCACGATCCTCGTCCGACCAAGCAAGCTTGCCGCCAGTCCTGTGCGCGATCATAACCATCTCGTGTTGCCGCCTATACCGCCAGCCAAGACCTGGGTTCTTCTTGTCCCAGATCACGCTGTGAAAGAACGTTAGGCCATCGCGATCCATGCGGTCTGCCACCCAGGCGAATGTCGGCCTTGGGCCGCCGCCGCCGCAGCAGCAGCAGCAGCAGCAGTCGCGCTTTAGGATGCGCGCGGACTCGCGCAGCATGGCATCCACCACATTGCGCATGCCGTCTGCGTCGTCGTTGGCAATTGGCTTCTGCTCAATTCCACGGTGGTCATTTAGCCTAGCATTCCAGTCGCCATCGTGGTTGCTGTGCCCATAGGGCGGATCGGTCCAGAGAACGTCGACATGCTCGGAAGGCAGGAGTGGCATCAGTTGCGTGCAATCCCCCAGATACAGCGTGCAGTCGCCTATGCGCTCGCAGCGGAAGGATTCGA